ATTCTGTTGAGTTACTGAAGTGACTACTGTTTGAGTAGTTATTGCTGATTGTCCTTGAGCATTTTCTTGCGAAGTAGCTAAAACATCAGATTGTAAATTAGGCTCAACAGGTGCTATTTCCTCAGGTGGTTTTGCTGCATCAGGTATTCTTTCTCCTGTTTCTTTGTCTATACCCGCATATTCATATACTGCAGAAGGTATTATTTTGGCCGCTGCTCCAGCAACTGAAAAAACAGATGCTGTTGGATCAGGAAGTCCAGCTCTTAATATAGATTTTATAAAATTACTTATAGCTTCTCCAATTGATAAAACTTTCTCAATTGCTGCATCCATTGCATTGCCAATCCATTCTCCAATTTTTGAAAAAAAGCCTGTTATTTTATTTACTATGTTTTGAAAGAATTCTGTAAATGAAAAGTCTGAAAAGAAATTACCAATGCTTTCTGTTGCTGCTGATGTTTTATCACCAATATATTTTCTAATTGCTCTTGATGGACCAAAGAAAAGTTTTTCACTTAAATCACCAAGCCATGCTTTTGTATCAAAATCTAATATTGCTGTACCTTTTTCTTTATTAAAAATCCCTACTATTTTTCCAAGTAACCATTTAGGCAAATCTATAAAAAATGCAACTAAGCTTGTCCATGTTTCTTTAAGACCTGCTTCTAATTTTTCCATAATGGTTCCTTCAGTATTAAAACCTTTTAGTATACCTTGAAATGCAAAATAGATTGCTGTAATAGGTAAGAAAAGTTTACCTACGATTTTACCTATATTACCTAATAACTTTGGAGCATTTTTAAAGAATTTACTATTTTTTAAATTTGTAAAAAAGGTTCCCATTCGCGAAAAGAATTTACCAACTCTTTTAAATCCATTACCTATAGATTTAAATGTTTTTAATATAAAGCTTACTGCTCTTATAATTGGTCCTATAACAAATAGCGCAACTGTACCAAGTACAAGTCCTAAGCCTTCTGTATTTTCTTTTAGATTTTCCCAAGCACCTTTAAAATCTCCTTCAACAGCCATTGTTATTGAATTGATTATAGTATTAATACCTTCAATCGCTTCTTGTAGTTTTTCAAAAAACAATTCTGGATTAATAAACAACATAGCCGCAGCAAGAAGACCACCAGCACCTATTGCTTTACCAGCAAATTCATCAAAGCCTTTTGCAACGCTATCTAATTTGCCAGCCATTTTATTTAAAATGCTATTTGCTTCGTCTTGAGCTTTTTGTTTTTCTCTTTTTTCTTCTTCAGATTCTACATTTTCTTTAATAGCTTCAATTTGCTTTTCTGCTAATTCTTTTTCTTGTGCTGTTGATGATTGATTATTGAGGATTTCATTTGCCTTTTCAAATTCTATTTTCAAAGCTTTAATGTTAGTATCACCTACCTTCATGCTATCTTTGAATTGGTCTAAGAACATTTGCATATCAACTGTTTCTGATTCAGCTTTATTTGATTCAGTTGAAGCCTTTAACGATTTAATCAATGAAGACATTTCCATTTTTTGAGCTCTTCGTTCTTTTGACCTACCGTCGTCTAAAGGTTTTTTATCCTCTTCCATTTAAGTTTCCTATTTACCGCCGAATGCTCTTCCAGCTTCTGATATACCAAATGCACCAAGTGTTATAACCACAAATGATGTATAAATTGTATCAGAGATTACTAAATCTTGTCCCATAAATGCTGTAACTAAATCACATACTCCAAAAACAACCATTAAGAAAAATGATATAAAGCCAATAATAGCTTTTTCATTTACATCATTATCATCTAAAAAGATGTCCTTCCATGTTCTTTTAGGTGGTGCAAGTCTTTTCTTTGCCTCTGCGGCTTCTAATTGCATTTCCTTAATCATATCTTCAGATTTATCAAGCTTATCAATTAAAGCCATATACTTATCTAAATCGATTTCAACTTCGTTACGACTATTGTCTTGTCCTTCAGCCATTATCTTCTCCTATTATTCATTTTTTGAATCTTTTCGTTTTCTTCTTTAATATGTTCCTGGAGTAGAGCTAAATATATCTCCCTCTCCCACGGCATCATACTTTCTATCTCAGTTAAACTGTACTTATGATGTTGCATTAATGCAAAGTTTGTTTGGTAAAAATTTTCCAAACTCTCATGCGAGAGGCTTATGTAAAAAAACTATTTAGTCCTCTTAACTCAACCACATTCGTATGTTTACATTTATCACACTCATATTCAGTTTTATAATATACAGCAGGTACTTCCTGTAAAAATCCTTGAATCATTCTAAATTGTTCAGAATTTAAGCTCTCAACAAATTGTTCAAGGTCTTTAGCACTTTCAGCATCTGCATCAAATACATTATCATTATCAAATATAGAATCAATACATTTTATAATTAATTCCATAACACCTTCGACTGAGTTAAGTTTTTCAATATCCAAAGAACCTATTAGTTCCATTGATGGATATTTCATAGTAACTCCAACTCCTGTCTTTTCATCAAGTAATATTGTACGTTCCTGATTTTGATTTATTATCTCAACATCGTCAACATTAATTGATATTGGCGTAAGACCATCACATTCTTCCTGAGTACATTTAATCTGTATGTTCATATTTTCACCTACAGATTTTGCTCTCAGTTGTAAGAATAGATATTCAATATCAAATACAGTAAGGTCTTCCAAACTGTCTAAATCATAACATGATAAAATGATATCTCTTACTGCCTTACTAATTTGCTCCATATCATTTGATTCTAAAGCAATCATTAATACCTTCTCCTCTTTTACAAGAAAAGGTCTCATATTTAAATCATTCCTAGTAGAAGGTAATTGAACCTTATACTGAGGAACACTCAATTTTGGCAAAGCCATAATATTCTCCTATATTATATTAAGTTAATGCGTCAAGGATATTAGAGACACCAGATAATCTGGTACTTGTTGGTCCTTCCGGTATATACTTATCGTAGCTAAATACTACATTCAATTCCTGCACCTCAGTTGATGCAGAATCCAATTCAACACCAGTTACTGAAGTAGGAAATGCATTCACAAGTCTTACTCCATATACTGGTTTATTTTCTAAATCCAATTGTTGTATTACAACATCGGTTGCGAAATCTTTTTTATATCCTACTTCGTACGTATCCAAATCTAGGATAGCACTTAACCAATTATCAAACATGATTTTCATATAATAATCATTTGTTAATAGGAATTTACATGTAACATCTTCATCAATAAATGCATAGGGTACAGGAACTGTTTGTTTTTCTGCCTGATAATCTAGTGTTGTTACTTGTCTGCCTGGTAGGCTGGCACTTTGGCATAATAGTGATATATCTCTTGGGTCACTAATTAAATTTTTAACATTAAATGAACCAGATAATAATGAACCTATTAATACATCTGGGTTTAAATTTAACAATGATTGTGACGGGGGTGTAAAAATAACATTAAAACGGTTACCTCTAGCCAATCCATTCTTTTGTGACACTATTGCTTTTAAATTATCGATACTGCTCATTAACTTCTCGCGATTTTAAGACTTTCATTCCAAACACCAGTTTTACCTTTTCTGACAAACTGTTCTGTTGGTAGAAATATTGCAATTTCCCAATCAGTCATTGGTACTCTTGAAAATTGTGATTTAACATGTCCACCTAGATAATGTTTAAAACACGGTTTAAATTCTTTATACTTTCTTACACCCTGTAACAAACTATATCTCATTTTTACTAATCTTGTTTTATCTGTTACTTTATCTGGAGCAAGTTTCATTAATTGGTCAAGAAATTCTGCTCTTATATCTGGTCTTAAATAGTGTAGGTTTAATCCATAAAAGCCATCTTTACCTGCAGGTTCCACAAATATTGTAAGTGGAAACCTATCGTAATATGGTAATGTTTTCTTGTGTTTTGGGTCATAAAAATACATATACATACTACCCGGTAGTGTTCTAGTTGTTTTATCTAATGCACTATCCTTTAATATTCTACTTCTGCCCGGTATTTGTAGCTCTTGTACCTTCTTTTCAAACCATTTCTTTGAATCCTTGGTCCGTGCTGTAACACCTGCTCTCTGAGCTTGGGCTTGTAATGTATCGAATAAACTTGCCATATAATCTATTTATATGGTTTTTAGAGTACTTTGATGCCTATATTTTTTAAAGTTTCTTCAGTCCACACTTGGAACTTCCAACCTTTATGTTTGGCGAATGCGTCAGCTGCTTCCCATTTATCATTATTTTTAATATATGTCAACTGTTCATTGATATATTTTTTGGTTTTGCGTGACCTTTTCTTTGGTGGTAGTGTTTGAGATTTAGGTTTAATTTCAATCAAATATGTTTCTTTATTATCCATTTGGATTAAAAGGTCAACGAAATAACGATGCAATCTTTTATCCACTGTTGATTTGTATGGTACTACTATTTCCTCTGAATTCCAGAGTTTTACTTTTGGATTGTTTTCACACCAACGAAAAGCATTTCTTTCCCATAAGGAACGAAATACCACAGTATTTGGATTTCCGATATACTTATCCGGATTCTTTATTTTGTATTTCCCTTTGTAAGCCATTATAAATAAACCTATATATGTTTATTTTATTTATATAGGAAAAAATATGGAAATTATAAGATTCCCTAAAACATTAGACGGTAATCTACCATTTGTTCAATTTCGAGTCAATGAAAGAACTTCGGAGGGTGAAGTCATATTTTACGCAATTAATTTATTTATGCCTACTGGATTTGCTACAACAGATGCTGGTAACTATGGTAATTTAGAGGCCGGAATGACTGGTGGTGCAGTCGATGCAGTACTTAAAAAGGTTGGCATAAACACACAAGGAAATGCAGAAATAACTGGTTCAGATGTAGAGGCTGCAGCATCACAATATGGTCCTGCTGCAATTGCAGGTCAAATTGGTATAGGTGGACTTGATGTTGTGGCTAGAAAGGCAGCACTTAAAAGGGGTGTTGCCGTAAATCCAAATATTTTAACAACATATGATGGACATCAAATTCGTTCATATCAATTTGAGTTTAAATTAGTCCCAGAATCAGCAGAGGACTCAAAGGTAGTTCAAAAAATAGTAGATGTTTTTAGGAATTATTCATTACCTGAAAAAACTGGTGCACTATCAATTCAATATCCAGCCACCTTTGAAATTGAATTTTTTAAAGGAGAAAAGCCAAATAGTTTTATGCCGAAAATACTCCCTTGTTTTTTAACATCATTAGGTGTAACCACAAATGCCACAACAAATATAATGCACGCTGATGGAGCACCTTTAGAAACAGATATTAGTTTACAATTTCAGGAAACAAAATCCATTACAAGGCAAGATATATATGGTGAGAGTTTTGAAGGTATTGATAACCCAAGTCAGGTTCCAGGAGGAAATGGATAATGAGTTTTTTTAAGCAGTTTCCAAAAGTAGAATATGACTTCAATCAAACTGGAGTTAAACAAAACATGGTTGATATATATCGCCATGTAAAACCTTTACCTACATTTTTAGATAGTTTTTCTGCATATAATTTCTATGAAATAAGAAATGGAGAAAGACCTGATATTGTATCAACAAGATTATATGGAACATCAGAATTTTATTGGACATTCTTTGTTGTAAATGATTTTTTACATGACGGATATAGAGCCTGGCCAATGAGTCAAGAGCAATTACAAAAATATATGGAAAAGGAATATAATGGTTTTGCAATTGAAACAAATCCAAAAACAACAAATAATTTTGAAGATAGCTTATCAGGTAGATTCACATTAGGAGAAACCATTACTGGAGCTACATCTGGAGCAACTGGTACACTAACAAAGAAAAACATTGATATGAGTCAATTGATAGTACAAAATGCTACAGGTGCTTTTATTGGAGAATTAGTTGGTATTACAAATACATCTGAATTAATCACTGGTTCAACTTCTGCAGATACTGTTTCCACATATAGAGTCTTTAAATATGCAGATGCACCATATTATTACTATAATGAGAATGATGCTGATAAGAAACCAGTTACAAATGCAGTTCATGTAGATGGTGGAGTTGCTGATAGTGATGTGGCTTATGTAACAAATAGAACACATGAATTTGAATTAAACGAGGACCGTTCAAAAATTAGATATATTGACCCTAATTATATTGGCCAATTTATTGATTCATTTAAAAAGGCAATTAATAAATAATGAGTAATCTTAATGCTAGTGTTACAGAATCATATCGAGCTGGTGCCTATACGCTAGATAAAGTACATTTATTTACTAATTTAAATAATCCAGAGCAATATATTGATTTAACCAATGTGTGCCAAAGCTTTATCATTAAAGAAAGTATCTACTCAATGGGTATTACCCTTGAATTTTTTGTTTATGATTCTAGGGGTCTTTTAGAAGCATTTAAAATAATGGGTAATGAGAAAATTAATGTTATTCTTTCTCGCCGTGATGTTGTATCAAAAGAAAAAAAGGAATATGATTTAAATTTAAGAATAGGTAAAATTGATAATTATTCCAGGCAAAAAGAAACAATGCAGGCATTTAAATTAACTTGTGTTTCGGATTATGTTTATCACAATAATTTAATTGCTTTAACAAAACCATTTAGTGATTCTGTTGGTAAATCAATAACTGATATCTGTAAAAATAATTTAAATATTAATGAAGGTAATTTAGAAATAGCAAAGGATACTGGTAGTGTTACTGGTGTTTATCCAAGATTAAAACCACTTTCAGCCATTAAATGGTTATTAAAAAATATTACAGATAATAAAACACCATTTTTCTTTTATGAGAGAATATCAGATAATAAATTAGTATTAGAATCATATAAGGCTATGATTAATAAAGATATCTATGATGAATATACATATGAACCATATTTTGATGTACCTCTGATTGAAAAAGATTTATATGAATTAGAAAGAAAAAGAATATCAGCAATGTCCTCAGATTTAGATGTATCACAATTGGAATCTATAGCAGATGGTTGTTATGGTTCAACATTACACACATTGGATATTGCAACTAAATCCTATAAAACAGTTGAATATAATTACAATCGAGATGTTAAATTAAACGATAATGATGCATTATCAGATAACATGAAATTATTAGATAAACCAATAAAAGAATTTACAAAGGGTAAAAATTTCTTTATTTCACAAAATTCACTAGCTTATGGGGCTAATTTAAATAATTATAGTGGTATAATAGGACCAGGTTATTTAGATTCACATTCATATTTAAAAAATTTAAATACATTAACTATTAATGTTACTATCAATGGTGATTTTGATTTGAAGCTTGGTAATAAAATCCATGTTAGTATCAATAGGGCTGGTTCTGATGCAAAGGAAATCGCAGTGGATAAATATTTTACAGGCAATTATATTATTACTGCCATAGAACATTCATTTAAAGAAAGATATAAAATGAATTTAACATTGAAAAAGGATTCATTTGAAGATAGTATTGATGATATAATAAAAATACAAAATAGGGCTGAGGAAGTATAATGAGAGCAGATGATTTCCTAGGTGGACAATTTACTTGGTTTACTGGTATTATTGAGGATATCAATGATACTAATAATTTAAATAGAGTAAAGGTAAGATGTTTTGGTTACCACACCAACGATAAATCAGAGGTACCTACAGATAAATTACCTTGGGCTACTGTTATGATGCCAACAACATCAGCTTCTATTCAAGGAAATGGTGGTAATCATCATTTAGAAGTAGGGTCATGGGTTGTAGGATTCTTTAGAGATGGATTAAGTGCACAGGACCCAATGGTAATGGGTTCAATTGCTACACAAACAAAGAGTATACAAGACATACCAACAGAAGCATCAGTCGATAATAAAGTATATAAATCAAAAGCAGGTCATTTAATTGAATTAGATAATACAGATGGTGCAGAAAGAATAAATGTACAACACAAATCAGGTACAACAATTAATATCTCAGCTGATGGTACGGTATTCGTAAATGCTTCAAATAATGTAGTTGATATTACAGGTAATACAACAGTTCATGGCAATTTAATTGTAAATGGAACAACACATTCAACTGGTGATGTGTCAACAGATGCTGGTAATGCACCAACATTGGCAACACATACACATACTGAGGTACCAGGAACAGGTGGAGCAAGTTCTCCAACACCTACAGAACAAGAAACTTCAGTGGCAAACTAACAGAAAAAAGATATAAATAGATATATGGCAGGATTAATACAATCAGATAAGAGTATTACAGGTGATACATCAAAGGCTCGTGTAGTTTCCAAAAGGAAACCACATAGAGATTTAGATTTATCTCTTAAAATACATCCAATACGAAAGGATATTATACCTTTAAAAGATGATAATGCGATAAAAAATGCATTAAGAAATTTATTGGTTAGTAACTTTTATGACCGACCATTTGCAATTGATAAAGGTGCAAATTTAAAAGGGTTATTATTTGAGCCTGCAGATGTATTTACAAAAATCGCATTAAGAAAAAATATAGAGACTGTAATAGAAAAATATGAACCAAGAGTTGCAATAAGGGAAATCGTTATTAATGATGAATCTGAAATGAATGCATATAGAATTTTGGTTAATTTTAAAATAAAAGAATTTGATACCAACGAAAGTGTTGAAATCATATTAAGAAGGTTAAAGTAATATGGCTAGTAATTTAAATGTCACAGAATTAGATTTTGAACAAATTAAACAAAATTTAAAAAACTTTTTAAAACAACAAAATGAGTTTAATGATTATGATTTTGAGGGGTCAGGGTTAAGTGTTTTATTAGATGTACTTGCATATAATACACACTATAATGCTTTAAACGCTCACTATTCATTAAACGAGGCATTCCTTGATTCAGCACAGATTCGTGGTAATGTTGTTACCAGAGCAAAATTATTAGGATATACTCCTAGGTCTGTTTTATCACCAAGAGCACAAGTCAATTTAGTG